TGAAACCTTACGAGTAAATCGTTGGGGGCTGGGTCCGCCTAGCCCCTGCACTTTCGAGGTAACATGGAAACAGCTATCGTCATCATATTTGCAATAGGCTGGTTCCTAATGGAGCTTACAGATGCTTGATCTTATTATTTTGTTTGGTGTCGGATACCTGATCTTCAAAGATTTCGTGACCAAAAAAGATGACTGACCTATTTGCCACGATTGGCGTGTGGGCTGTCGTAATTGCGTTCTTCTACATTGCCTGTGAAGTAATTTGGCAGGGCTCTAAGTTTATATACAAACGGCTGCGAGACAAACATGGGTGAGTGGTTCGTATTTGCCTTTCTTTTCTACATTATTTTTGAAAGTTTATCGGATTAGTAATGCTTGTTACGCACGAAAAAGTAGAAGATTTAATTCCTTACGCCTCTAACAGTAGAACACATAGCGAACAACAAATTGCCCAGATAGCAGCAAGCATCAGAGAGTTTGGCTGGACTAACCCTGTTTTAATAAATGATGAGAACTCTATTATTGCCGGGCATGGCAGATTATTAGCTGCACGCCAGCTTAAAATGACAGAAGTTCCTTGCATTAAGCTAGACCACTTAACAAAGTCTCAGCAAAAGGCGCTAGTGATTGCAGATAACCAGTTGGCGCTGAATGCAGGCTGGGATGTTGAAATGCTGAAGGCCGAAATATCAGGATTAGACACTGACGGTTTTGATCTTGATCTGTTGGGCTTTGATAGTGATTTTCTTGACGGCTTTCTAATCGAAGAAACCGAAGGATTGACGGATGAGGATGCGGTTCCTGACGTGCCGGAGGAGCCAGAAACTAAACTAGGTGACGTGTGGATACTTGGGCGGCATAGGTTGATGTGCGGGGACAGCACTAGCATCGATGCGGTGGAGCGGCTGATGGATGGGCAGAAGGCGGACATGGTGTTTACATCGCCGCCATATAACGCAGACGCAAAGGCTGGTCAGGGTGATATTTTCAACAATAAAAAAAGCCTAAAGCTGTATTCTGACGGATATTCAGACAATTTGGCGTCTGACGATTACGTTAAATTTGCAGCTTCCGTTCTTGAGATGTGCTTCGCTTTTACAGATGGATTTATCTTTTGGAATGTCAGCTACAACGCCAACTCTCGCTTTGAGTACATCCAGCATATACAAGGTCGGCTACCTTATCTGGTTGAGCAAATTTGCTGGAAAAAAAGCAGCACTATTCCATTCAAAGGCTCTTTGATGCGCGATTGGGAGCCAATATATGTGTTCTCAACAAATAAGCAGCCCGTTGCTGTGAAGCAGGTCACAAGCAACTTTTGGCAGGTGAGCAACACTAACTCACAGGCCGAAAATCACAAGGCTTGCTTCCCTGTTGAGTTGCCCGAAAAGGGTATCGGCATTGTGGCAAAAAACACTGGTATTGTTTTTGAGCCTTTTGGCGGCAGCGGCACAACCGTTATCGCCTGCGAGAAAACCAACCGCGACTGCCGCATGATGGAACTCGATCCCAAATACTGCGACGTCATTAAAAAGCGGTGGGAAGACTTCACCGGACAGAAAGCCATCTTAGAGGTGAAAAATGCCTCACGTTAAACTTACCGCAAAACAAGAAGTTTTCTGTCAAGGCATAGCTAACGGTCTAGATCAGGCTGGCGCATATCGCGCTGCTTATGATGCTGAAGGAATGAAGAACAGCACGATTTATCCTCACGCTTCAAAGCTAATGAAGAATGACAAGGTGGCGGCAAGGATTGCTGAACTTAAGGCGGAGGTGCAGAAAAAGCATCTTTGGACACGCGAAATGTCTGTTAAAGCATTGGTGCAAGCGTATAAGGAAGGCAGACCGAGCGAAAAGGTTGCGGCGATTAAAGAGCTTAACGCAATGCACGGTTATAGAGAGCCGCAAGAGATCAGTGTGCAAGGCAACTTAGACGTAATTCAGAGACGGATTATTGATGACGTGTCTGACGATTGATACACCTCGCTGGGCAAAGCCATTGCTTAAGCCTGCACGTTACCGGGCCGCGCATGGTGGCCGTGGTTCTGGTAAATCACACTTCTTTGCTGAAATGGTTATCGAAGCGCATGTGATCGACCAAAACCGCAGGACAGTGTGTGTTCGTGAGATACAGAAGTCACTGAGCCAGTCCGTTAAGCGCCTGCTTGAGATGAAGATCGAGCAGCTTGGCGTTCAGCAATATTTCAAGATCCAAGACACGGTTATCAAATCGCGCCACGGTGACGGCCAGATAATCTTTCAAGGTATGCAGAACCACACAGCCGATTCAATTAAGTCCTTGGAGGGTTATGACTGTGCCTGGGTCGAGGAGGCGCAATCACTCAGTCAGCGCAGCCTTGACCTGTTGCGACCGACGATCCGTAAGCCTGACAGTGAGCTATGGTTCTGCTGGAACCCACGGCATGACACCGATCCGATTGATATGCTGTTGCGAGGTGAGACGCCGCCACCGGATGCAATCGTGAAGCAGGTGAATTATGCGGATAATCCTTGGTTGCCTGATGTGTTGCGTGAAGAAATGGAATACGACCGCGCCCGTGATCCTGATAAGTTTAAGCATGTCTGGCTGGGCGCTTATGTAAGCAATAGCGAAAGCAGGGTATTCAAGAACTGGTCGATAGACGAGTTTGAAGCGCCAGCAGATGCAGTCCATCGGTTCGGTGCTGACTGGGGCTTTGCCATTGACCCGACTGTTCTGGTTCGGTGTCATATCATTGGGCGCAAGCTGTATATTGATTATGAGGCGTACCGCGTCGGCTGTGAGATCATGGACACGCCGGAATTGTTTATGTCGGTGCCGGAGGCTGAGAAGTGGCCGATTACTGCTGACAGCGCCAGACCGGAAACAATCAGCCATGTGCGTAATAACGGATTTCCCAAGATCAGCGCAGCGGTAAAGGGTCCGAAGTCGGTTGAGGACGGCATTGAATGGTTAAAGTCTTTCGACATTGTGGTTCATCCACGGTGCGAGCATACCATTAACGAATTGACAATGTATTCTTACAAAACTGATGCCTTGACAGGTAAGATTTTACCAATCTTGGAAGATAAACAAAACCATGTTATTGATGCGCTTCGGTATGCCTGCGAGGGCGCAAGGCGTGCAAGTAAAGTTAAGAAACGTGTGGCAGTCATGCCGGGCGGTATTTCAATGCCAATGGCGAGGTGAAGATGGCTCGAAAAACAAAAAATGAACGTCTGCGCGATGTTCACGCCGATGCCATGAAACAATTCGCAACAATACAAACCAACAGCATCGACGAACGCGCCCAGTGTTTAGCTGATCGGCGTTTCTATTCTATTGCTGGTGCGCAGTGGGAAGGCGCACTGAGCGAGCAGTTTGAAAACCGACCAAAGCTAGAGGTGAACAAAGTTCATCTGGGTGTGATGCGGATTATCAACGAGTACCGTAATAACCGGATTACGGTTGATTTTGTGCCTAAAGACGGTGCAACGGATGATGATTTAGCAGACACTTGTGATGGTTTGTACCGCGCAGACGAGCAGGATAGTTGCGCTGATGAGGCTTATGACAATGCTTTCGAAGAAGCCGTGGGTGGTGGATTTGGAGCATGGAGATTAAGAACTGAGTACGAAGATCCTGAAGACGATGACGACGAGCGCCAGCGCATTCGAATTGAGCCGATTTACGACGCTGACAAATTTGTTTTTTTCGACCAGAACGCAAAAAGACAAGACAAATCGGACGCGGCTTTTTGCTTTGTTCTTACGGCGATGACGCCAGAGGCTTTCGCTGACGAGTACGGCGAAGAGCAATCACCTGCAAGCATTTCTGGTAACATCGATATGTTGGAGTTTGACTGGCAAACGCCGGATGTTGTTTACGTTGCGGAATATTACCGTGTTGAGCAGTCAACAGAGGTTATTCGTGTATTCGAGATGCTTGATGGTTCGGAAGAGCGTTACAATGAGCGTGATTTTGAGGAAGATGAAAACCTAGAAAGAATGCTAACCGCTACGGGCGCGACAGAAGTACGTCAGAAGCGTGTAAAGCGGCGCAAGGTTCACAAGTACATTATTGATGGTCAGCGTGTCCTGGAAGATCTGGGCTTCATTGCAGGCACAGAGATCCCGATTATTCCTGTTTATGGCAAGCGTTGGTTCATTGATAATCGTGAGCGCATGATGGGCCATGTTCGGATGGTCAAGGATGCGCAGCGGCTGAAGAATATGCAGCTTAGTCGCTTGGCTGAAATCAGCGCATACAGCACTGTTGAGAAACCCGTATTTAGTCCTGAGCAAGTGGCTGGCTTTGAGATCATGTGGCAAGAGGATAATGTTAAGAACTATCCTTACCTGCTTGTTAATCCAATCACGAACGCTGACGGTAGCGAACAGTTAGCGGGTGCTGCTGATTACACTAGAGCGCCACAGATACCGCCAGCAATGGCTGCGCTTCTACAGATCACCGAAGTTGATATGCAGGACTTGTTGGGCAAGCAAGAGGCTGGCGAGGATATGCAGCCTAATTTGTCGGGCAAAGCTGTAGAGTTAATTCAGAACCGCCTCGATCAGCAAAACTTCATCTACATGAGCAACATGGCAAAGGCTATCAAACGGTCTGGTGAGGTGTGGTTAGCGATGTCGCGTGACATCATGGTTGAAGAAAAGCGCACCATGAAGTCAATCGCCACCACAGGAGAAATCAGTAGTGTTCAGCTATCGGTTCCTGTGCTGGATAGTAAGACGGGTCTGCTTGAGACGAAAAACGATATGAGCCGGGCTAAGTTCGATGTGGCTGTGGATGTTGGCCCAACATCATCGAGCAAGAGAGCGGCGACGGTGCGTAGTCTTACTGGCATGATGCAGCTTACATCTGATCCTGAGACGCAGAGTATTTTGACCAGCATGGCGCTGATGAATATGGAAGGTGAAGGTCTTTCAGAGGCTCGTAAGTTCTTCAGGAAGCGTCTGGTTGGCATGGGTGTTGTTGAGCCTACAGAAGAAGAAATGCAGCAAATGCAGGAAGCGGCTCAAGGTCAGCAGCCAAACCCGAATGATATGTATTTGCAGGCAGCGGCGGCGGAGGCGGAAGCTAAAGCTGGTAAGGCGCAGGCAGACACTGCGCATACGCTTGCCAAGACACAAGAGACAGAGGCGAAGACGGCGGAGATCCTTGCGGGGATTGATAGCCAGGCGCGGAATGACGCGCTGAAAGTCGCCAAAGAGATGCGGGAGCCGGTAGACCGCCAAATACTACCGAGAAGTAATAGGAACTTTTAATGCTAGAAGAAACGGCAGAAAACGCTGAACCAATCATTGACGAAGAGATTGTCGAAGAAGTTGAGGCTGTAACAGAAGCGGAGGTTGACGAACCAGAAGCGGAAGTTGCGGAGCCAGCAGAAGAAGATGATGATCCAGAAGTCATTGTGACGTTTGGTGATGAGGAGTCGCCGTCCTCAGAAGAAGCTGAGATAGAGTCAGAATCGAAATTGCTTAACTCGTTGCGGAAGAAGAACCGCAAGGACGTGAAGCGGGTTCGTGAGCTAGAGAAACGCCTTGCAGAGCTAGAGAAGGTTGAAAAGCCAGAACTAGGCGCAAAGCCAACACTTGAAGCGCATGAATATGATGCTGCCGCTTTCGAAAAGGCTTTAGAAGACTGGTATGAGCGCAAACGTGAGCATGACGCGGAAAACGCCGAAGCTGAGAAAAAGCAACAACGCTTCAATGATCAGTATCAAGAGAAGTTAGACAATTACGCGGAAGCAAAGGCCAAGCTGAAAGTCAAAGACTTTGAAGATAGTGAAGAAGCGGTTTTGGATGCGTTTGATGTTACTAAGCAGTCTGTGGTTGTGCGTTGGGCAGAAAACCCCAGTGCGCTCGTATACGCATTAGGAAAGAATCCGAAAAAACTTAATGAGCTTGCCCAGATAGATGACATGATGGGTTTTGCTTTCGCGGTCGCTCGCATGGAGAAGCAGTTGAAAGTCACACCTCGTAAACCAGCAGCAGCGCCAGAAAAGACGGTTAGCGGTAGTGCTTCGTCGGCTGGTTCTAATGCTACTCTTGAAAAGCTACGTTCTGAGGCAGAGCGAACAGGCGATTTCTCTAAAGTTATGGCCTACAAGCGACAGCTTCGGAATTCTAAATAATAAAGGAACTCGTTATGGCTAACGCCTTCAACAAAGAAGAGCGCGTTGCGTTTGAGGACATTCTCGAAGGCTTCAACGATGCGCTTGTATTGAGCAACTCAGTCAGCATTTACAACACTGACCAGACCATGATGGAGCGCACTAGCAACACCATCCAGCGTCCGATGCCTTATATCTCTCGCTCTTACAGCGGCACAGATATGTCATCAAACTTTGGCGATTACACCCAGCTTTCAGTCCCGGCGACAATTGGCTTCTCGAAGTCTGTCCCTTGGAAACTATCAGCTACGGACCTTCGCGATCTGCTGCAAGAAAAGCGTCTTGGTGAGTCTGCTTATAAAAAGCTGGCTTCTGATATTAACGTATCAGTAACTAATGTTGCATCGAATCAGGGAACACTTGTTGTAACTCGTTCTGGTGCTGCATCTGGTTTTGATGATGTTGCAGAGTGTGACGCGATCATGAATGAGCAAGGCATCCCAATGGATGACCGTTATCTTGCGCTTTCTACTCGTGACTATAACGGCATGGCGGCTAATCTGTCGCAAGCAAGCCGTTCGTTCAACAATGCAAAGTCTGTTTCGGCTTATGAGCGTGCGCTTGTCGGTGATGTGGCTGGTTTCGAAACACTGAAGCTAGATTATGCTAACCGGATCAATCCGGCTGGTGGTGGTGGTTCAATCACCATTAACACAACAACAACTAATGGTCAGCACCACACACCGAAAGCAACATCGACTGCGGC